ATTGAGGCGGCGAATTACGACGAGTATCGAAAGCGCGTTGATCTTCTGTACAACATCTGTCAGAAAAACGGCTTGTCACCCGACACGCAGAACAGAAATCCCTCGCGCCTGTCGAGGCTCCCCGGTGTACAGCGCGGCAACAGCCGACAGTACATCGTTGACACGAATATCGGCAAAAGCTCATGGAACGAATGGCGTGAGTGGATAGAGGGCGTAAATGATGATCTTCCCGATACCGAGAACATGGCGGCGGCTTGGGATGCGCTTCCCGAGCTTGCTCCGCCGCTTATTGACGGCGTACTGCGACAGGGGCACAAGATGCGGATAGCAGGTCCGTCAAAGGCAGGCAAGTCCTTTTCGCTTATCGAGATGTGCTGCGCTTTTGCGGAGGGTGCGAGCTGGCTCGGCTGGAAATGCGCTCAGGGCAAGGTGTTGTATGTCAACTTAGAGCTTGACAGGGCGTCATGCCTGCATCGTTTCAAGGATGTATACACTGCGCTTGGATTGCCTCCGAATAATCTTGAAAACATTGATATCTGGAATCTGCGCGGAAGATCGGTGCCTATGGATAAGCTCGCTCCGAAGCTGATACGCCGCGCTGCGAAGAAAAACTACATAGCGGTCATAGTAGACCCGATATACAAGGTCATCACAGGCGACGAGAACTCCGCCGATCAGATGGCGCACTTCTGCAACCAGTTCGACAAGGTATGCACGGAGCTTGGCTGTGCGGTGATATACTGTCATCATCACTCCAAAGGAGCGCAGGGCGGCAAGCGAAGCATGGACAGAGCCTCAGGCTCGGGCGTATTCGCGAGAGATCCCGATGCACTGCTCGACCTTATCGAGCTGGACATCCCCGAAACCCTGCTCAAAGAGGAGAAGAACAAGGCTATCTGCAATATCTGCTATGACGCGCTCATGCGAAATGGCTACAGTGATGTATCTCAGGACGATATGGTGACGGCAAGAGCGATGCTGGAGCACGCGGAAAAGCATCTTCCTGCGGATGCTCTGGCAGAGGTCAAGCAGCGTATCGCGGCAGCCGAAAAGGCGGCAGAGAGCCGTACAGCGTGGCGTATCGAGGGCACTCTCCGAGAGTTCCCGAAGTTCAGCCCTGTAAATGTGTGGTTTGATTTCCCAGTGCATCGCATCGACATGGTGGGAGTGCTCAGGGATGTGGACGCAGAGAGCGAGCGCGCTCCGTGGCAGAAAGCGTCCGAAAAACGAAAGGATCAGGCAAAAAAGCAGAACGATTCAAACAAGGTAAAGTTTGAGAATGCTATGATTACTGCAAATTTCGGAGAAGCTCCTACCGTTGAAATGCTGGTCGATTATCTCAGTGTCAGCGAGCGAACTATAAAACGTTGGATAGAAAAATTCGGATATCGTGTTGATAAGAACACAATGGCGGTTTTGAAAAATGACAACGGCACGACGTAACAAACAAGGTCATGCCGAAAACGGCGGCACCATGTTTTTATGGTGCCGCCAAAGGCGGCGGCACCCATTATATACTACGTATATAAAATCCGCCGCAAGCGACGTCATGTGCGTACGGTAGGACACCGCTCTTAATGCGGCGGTGTCCCCTACACGCACAAGACGATGACCCCTACCCCTGAAATTAAAAAAGAAAGGAACTGTAAAAATTATGCAATTCTTTATGCCGATGAAACCGCCGACGGTAACTCATCAGGAAAAGGACATCGCAGTCAGGAACGGCAAGCCTATCGTTTATGAGCCGCCCGAACTTAAGGACGCACGCGAAAAGCTTACGGCGCATCTTGCTTCATTCGTTCCTGCTGAGCCGTATACAACGGGAGTAAGACTGGTGGTGAAATGGCTATTCCCTAAGACAGGCAGGCACAGGAACGGCGAGTATAAGCTCACAAAGCCTGATACCGACAACCTCAATAAGCTCCTCAAGGACTGCATGACGAAGCTCGGCTTCTGGAAAGATGACGCGCTTGTGGCTTCTGAGATAATCGAGAAGTTTTACGGCGAGATACCCGGTGTCTACATCAGGATAGAGGTGCTGCCATGAAGCTTGAGGAAGTGAATGAGGCTATGGTGAATGGCAGGACGGTTGCTCACACTCACATGGACATAACCTGCACCTACTCCATCCGCGGAGTGATAACGCGATACTCGCCCGAAACAGGATGGACGTACTCGCTGGAGCTTATCGACAAGGCAGGGTGCATAGTATATGCAGCATTGGAAGATACGGAGGTAATCTCATGAACAAATACGAAAAGGCGATAAAATACTTCGAGGAGCACATGAAGGTGCTGGACAACCATTGCAAGCACGGCGGGGATTTCGCACTGGAAGCAAGAGAGCATACACAGACGGCGTTGGAAGCTCTGAGGAAGCAGAGCGACCAGGTATCTTTTTGCATTGCCGCAAATTGTACCAACGACTGCTTAGAATTCTCCAATGGCCCTGTCTGCGAACACTACGCCGACAAGGTCGACGAGATATGCAGGATACATGAGGAGGATTAAAACATGAATATCAAGAATTTTGTAACAGAAGTCCACGAAAATGCAAAGGCGCACGGATGGTGGGAGGATGAAACGCGCTCCTTCGGTGAGCTTATATCACTGTGCCATTCTGAATTATCAGAGGCGCTCGAGGAATACCGCAAGGGTCGACTTCCTAACGAGGAATATCATTCCGAAAACGGTAAGCCTGAGGGCGTTCCGTCGGAACTTGCGGATGTGATTATCCGTATCTTCGATATGTGTGGACATTACGACATCGACATTGAGGCGGCTATTCTCGAAAAACACGAGTTCAATAAGTCGCGCCCTTATAAGCATGGGGGTAAGGTGATATGACTGAACGCGAGAGATTAATCGACCTGCTGAATAATGTAATTGATCTGCCGTGTGATGGTGAACTTATATCTGATATTGCAGACCATCTCCTCGACAACGGCGTTATCCTGCCGCCTGTAAAGGTGGGAGATACTGTGTACATAATATCCCGTCACAACGGCATACATCGAAGAAAAGTCGTCGAAATTCTGATGGCGGAGGAATGTTCCTTTGTTGTCGGCGGCGATATTTACAGCGAGGAGAGATATCATTTCTCTTACATCGGCAAAACAGTATTCCTTTCCCGTGAAGAAGCCGCAACCGCCTTCAAAAAGCTGAAAGGCGGTGCGGAATGAGCAAATTCGACTATGACGCTTTTATCGGTGATGAATACCAAATAGCTGTAAGCAAAGAACGCTACACAAAAGAACAAGCAGCCGAAATTGCAAAGCGCGAACTGATGACAGACAGCGTTGAATATGAGCCTGATATCGGCTGGGTGTACTACGGCTTCGGCGCAAACAATGACGGCGAGAATTATCACGGCTGGTGGCTTGTCAGAGAAAAGCCGAAACGCGGATGCCCCGTGTGGACGTTCAGAGAAAAGGAGCGTGACCGCCTATGACAATCCCACCCGAAGCCGTCTCCGTCGTCGCACTGCTGCTTATTATCCTGTACTGCGAGGCGTTTCACGATGGCTGACCTGATAATGAGCTTGCTCGGCATCGCGGCTATACTGCTGATCGCGGTATTCATCGCGGATTTCACCGACGGCGATCTTTGAAAGGAGATAGAGATGACAAAAGAAGAACTGGAGCAGATATACTACCTTAACCGCGAGCTGAAGATGTGGGAGGACGAGCTTTCGCGCATCCGCGCAAAGTCGCTCGTGCAGTCGCCTGTTGGCGGAAGTTCGCACGGCTCGGCAGTGTCGGACAGGGTAGCACAGCGCGGCGAGCGTGTTGTGGAGCTTGAAAACCGCATACAGGCTAAGCGCGATGAGATACAGGATCTGCGCACAAAAGCTGTCGAGTACATAACCAACGACATTCCGGACAGCCTGACGCGCATGATAGTATTCTATCGCTGTGTCAGTCTGTTCGGATGGCGCAGGGTCGCTTATGAGGTCGGTGGCGATAATACGCCTGATGGCGTGCGCATGATCTACAACAGGTTTATGGCGAAAATATAACTTGTTCGTTTTGTTCGATTAACCTGTGCTATAATGGTAACATGAAAATATGCGCTCGGGGAAACTCGGGCGCTTGTGTTTACGGAGGACGCATGAAACGTTACTGCAGCGTATGTCATACTGTGCACGAGGGTAGGTGCGCAAGGCCTATGCAGACTGACCGCAGGCGCAGCAGTGAGGCTGACCGCTTCCGCAATCGTAAAGTGTGGCGCAGAAAAGCTGACAGCATCCTTGAGCGCGACAGATACTGCTGTAGGATGTGTTTAAAAGCAGGAGTGATAAATAACAGGGAGCTGTCGGTACACCACATAATTCCACTGGGGAGCGACTTCGGCAGAAGATTGGACGATAATAACCTCATCACACTTTGCCGCTATCATCACGAACAGGCGGAGTGCGGACATATTCACGCAAAGGAACTGTTCGTTCTGGCTTCGGAACGTGCTACACTTCCTGAGCTGTAGATACCCCCCCTGCCTTGCTTTAACTGCATAAAGCTGAAAGCGACATCCAACGCTCCCCGCCGTAAATAAAATATTCCTGAAATAAAATTTGAAACGAGGTGAAGCCATGAGCAGACCCCCTAAGCCTATATCGGCACTGGTAGAAACATCGCACGTTACTAAGGCACAGATAGAATTACGCGAACAGGGCGAAAAGGCTCTGCTGTCGGGTGTGGCTATGTTCGAGCGCCCGTCTGTCAAGGCTGACCCTGCGGCTCATAAGGAGTTCATCCGTCTGCAGAAGCTGATGAAGGCAATCGGTAAGAACGACGCGCTTTATGCTTCGGCGTACAATCGCTACTGTGAGCTGTTCGCTGAATGCGAGTATTATCGCAAGGAGATAGAGCGATTGCGCTCTCTTGCTGAGAAACTGGAACAGAAGTTCGATGAGAGTGACGATGCGACCACAGAAGAAATAACAGACTTCGCAAAGCAACTGACATCACTGTTAAAGCAGATAAACTCAATGGACAGCGCGGTCATGAGCAAGCGCAAGATGATGTTCGATATCGAGAAAGAAAACGTAATGACAGTGGCATCGGCACTGAGGTCTATTCCGAAAAATCCCGAGACCTCGCCTGCTGATGATGCACTGTTAAAGGCTTTACAAGGATAGGCGGTGAATTGATGGGAATACTTGCAAGGCTGTTCGGGCGTGAACAGCGTGCAGATACTGCGGCAGCGGAGAGGTCTGTTGCCATGCTGTCTGCTGACGAGATACTGTTAAAGGCATTAGGGCTGAAAGACCAGATAACCGCTGACAGCCTGATGGAGATTCCTGCATTTTCAGCGGCCATCAACTTCGTTTCAGCCAAAGTTGCTGCGCTTCCTGTTAAACTGTATGAAGATGATCCGGACAACGGCGAGACTAAGGAGATCACCGCAGACCGCAGATTATTCCTGCTGAATGACGAGGCTGACTCTGAGCTGATGAATGCGCTGGATGCGAAAAAGGCTCAGATACGCGATATGCTGATCTATGGCGCAGGTTATCTGTACATAGAGCGAGGTAACGGCGGCTTTAAGTCGCTGAGATATGTTGACAAGCGTGATGTTAGCATTATGCGCAACAGCGACCCTATCTTCCGCAAGTGCGATCTGTATGTCGGCGGCAGGAGATATGCTCCGTATGATTTCCTGATACTTACTCGGAACAGTTCTGATGGAGTAAGCGGCAAGGGCGTGCTTGACGAGAACAGGACGATAACATCAACGCTGTTGGGCGCGCTGAATTACGAGAACGGTGTTTCCGCAACAGGCGGCAACAGGAAAGGCTTTCTGCAGGCAGAGCATAAACTTGGCGCTGACGAGCTGAAATTAACTCGCGACGCATGGGATAATCTGCATTCAAAACCCGAGTACACGATGATGATTCTCAACAACGGAATGAAATATGTTCCGTCAGGCTCGTCCTCTGTAGAGATGCAGCTCAATCAGAACAAACTGACCAACTCCTCACAGATCGCTATGCTGTTTGGTTTAGGTACTGCTATACTCAGCGGAACAGCTTCCACAGCGGAGATCATGTCAGCGGCTGTGACAGCGATACAGCCAGTTGTGGAGACTTATCAGGCGGCACTCAACCGCTCTCTGCTGTTAGAGAGCGAGAAAGGCAGAAAATACTTCGTGCTGGATATGTCAGAGCTGCTCAAGGGCGATATGCTGTCGCGCTATCAGGCGTATGCGGTTGGGTTGCAGAATAACTTCCTGCAGCCTGATGAGGTGCGCTACAAAGAAGATATGCCGCCGCTTGGCTTTAACTACATCAAGCTTGGTCTGAATGATGTGCTGCTTGACCCGAACACAGGCGTTATCTATACACCGAACACCAACAAAACTGTCAAGATGGGTGATACTGTGTCAGAAGTGGAACAGATATCCGATGAAGGGTTGCAAAATCCTGATGATGGTGGTATAATTGAGGAAACACGAGCCAAAACAAACTGGAAAAAGGGTAAAGATGGTCGTTTTACAGGAAGTGTTTCAAATGGTCGCGGCGGTCGTGCGAGAATAACAAAGAAAGAATACGAACGATTATGTCATGAAATTTGTACTGACCATCCGTCGTACAAAGACGGCAGCATTCATTGTTGTTATAACAGAGATCACTTTTATATTTTTTCTGTCGTTGAGCCGGGGACTTATTCTTTTTCACATAAAATACATCGTCGATATTACAACAGAATAAAAGCATTTGAGGAGGCTTATGATGAATGAGAAAGAACGTAAGCTTATAAAACTGTTGAAGTCATATCCGCATCCTAATCACGATGAAGAGGATAGAAAAGGTTTAATCATGTGCGCGGTTTTTTCAGCTGACGAAAACGGATGGACAGATGAGTTTATTCGTATTTGTGAGAATAATCCCGATGCAACTTTTGATGAGATTATTTGCCTTATCTTCACTGAAGAACGTTTTCCTAGTCTTGAAATCGTATATGATGACGATGATTTTGACTGACCGAATGCAACCTAAACCGTTTTGCAATCGCTTGCAAGGCGGTTTTTCTATACTCCCCGACATTTATGTCGGTAACAACTGAATAATCAAGCACTCGGAAACGGGTGCTTTTTTATTGCCATTTTTCGCTGATTGGAGGTGAAAAACACATGAAGATCGAGATAAGGAGCGCAAATGAGGCGCACATCAGCGGCTATATCAACGCAGTTGAGCGCGACAGCCGCGTGCTGCCTAAGCAGATGTGTCCAAAAGCAACGTCGGACTTCGTTGAAAAGGTGTCTGCAGGCGCATTCGGCAGGGCGATAAGCCGCAACCCGAATGTGCGTATGCTGCTGGATCATGGCAGAGAGGTCGGCTCGGTGGGCGGCGGTACACTCAAACTCCGCGAGGACGCTATCGGACTTCACGGCGAAGCGGTCATTACAGACCCCGAAACGGTTCAGGCAGCGCGTGAGGGCCGCCTGATGGGATGGAGCTTCGGTTTTGAAAAGGCTCACGATAGCTGGGAGCCGTACCGCGAGGGAGTACAGCGGCGCACACTGCTGGATTTTGACCTTGCAGAGGTATCTATCCTCACCAAAACACCTGCGTATATCGGCACGAGCGTTGAAACTCGCGCGGCGGCTGATGGCGTAAGCGTTATGGAGCGCAGAGGTTTCGACGATAATGTCGAGGTCACTGATATGTCCAATTCGGACGAAAATAAGTCAACAATGGCTGCTTTTTACGGAAAGCAGCTTGAAATTCTGAAATACAAAGGAGAGATGTAATTATGTTAAAGGCACTTATTGAGAAGCGCTCGGCACTCATCGCTGAGATGGAGGCTCTTGTCGCTGCTCTTTCTTCGGCAAAGGACGGCAAGACAGAGGTGCGTGCGTTCACTGACGATGAAAAGATTGCGTACGACAAGAAGAAGGAAGAGGTCGAGCGCCTGACTGCGACCATCAATGCGGTCAGGGAGGAGCGCGGCAAGGAGATCAATATCCCTGTGGACGATGACAAACAGGGTGAGAAGTCCGACGTTGACACCGAGACAGAGGAGAGAATGTTCCTTGACTACATCCGCGGCAGGAGCAAGGAGCTTGAGACGCGTGCTGACAGCAATTTCACGGCGAGTGAGAACGGCGCTGTGATCCCGTCGTCTATCGCTAACAAGATCATCGAGAAGATCCAGGAGATGTCGCCTGTATTCAGACTTGCTACCAAGTACGAGATCGGTGGTACGCTGAACATTCCTTACTATGACGAGGAGAGCGGCGAGATCACAATGGCATACGCCGATGAGTTCCAGGAGCTTCAGAGTACAAGCGGCAAGTTTAAGTCCATCCAGCTTTCAGGCTTCCTTGCAGGAGCGCTGTGCAAGGTTTCCAAGAAGCTGCTCAACAACAGCAAGTTCGATCTCCTTGGCTATATCGTCAAGAAGACTGCGGAGTCGGCTGTCCGCTGGATAGAGGGCGAGCTGCTCAACGGTACTGTTGACAAGATCGAGGGACTTTCTTCTGTGACACAGGTAATTCCTGCGGCTTCTGCGGTGGCGGTTACTGCCGACGAGCTTATTGATCTGCAGGAGGAAGTTCCTGACGAGTATCAGACTGATGCTATCTGGATCATGTCCAAAAACACCAGAAAGGCTATCCGCAAGCTTAAGGACGGCGACGGCAACTATCTGCTGCAGAAGGACGCGACATCAAGATGGGGTTATGTTCTTTTTGGCAAGGATGTCTATATTGCCAAGAAGATGCCTGATATGGAATCCGGCAAGCGCGCTATTCTGTATGGCGATTTCTCAGGCCTTGCTGTCAAGATCGCAGAGAATCCCACTGTTGAGGTGCTTCGTGAACTGTTTGCAACACAGCACGCTGTTGGTGTGAGCGTATTCATGGAGATGGATTCAAAGATCGAGAATGCGCAGAAGATCGCGGCTCTTGACATGGCAACAGCCTAAGGTGGTGCGCTATGTTAGTCAAAGCAACAACAGCTTTTGCTGCTGAGGTATGCATGGCTGAGGGCGAAACAAGGGAAATTCCCGAGGGCAAGCTGCTCTCGGGTCTGCTTTCCTGCGGCTACGTCAAGCCTGTAAAGGGCAAGGCAAAGGAGGCTAAGACCGATGAAGCTGAGCGAGGTAACGACTGATATCGTAATGGCGCACTGTGGCTGCTCTGATGACGAGAGCAGAGAGCTTATCGAGATATACTCACCTGCTGCGAAAAAGTATGTAGCGGATTACACTTCCTGCACTGCGGAGCAGCTCGATGAATACGATGATATTCCGTATGCTTTTCTCTGTATCGCTTGCGAGATGTATAGTAATCGCAGCATGACGGTGGATGTTGACAGGCTCAATCCGCTTGCAAAGTCGATACTTGACCTGCGTTGCCGTAGTTTTATTGCGTGAGGTGAGCGTATGAAATTCAACCAGCGCATCAAGCTTCTGAAAATAATGCCGAGTAATGGCAGGGCTGATCCTGTTATTGCTTCCAAGGTGACGGTGTGGGCAGACGTCAGCGACGTGGGCGTTACCACTAAATATACTGCGTTACAGGCAGGTGCGGAGATATCTCTGACTGCTGTAATGTGGCGCAGGGAGTTTGAAAAGGACGATTATACCCACATCGACTACCGCGGAAAACGTTACAAGATATCGCAGACAGGCAGTGCCAAAAACGACCTGCACATAAAGCTTACACTGGAAAGGGGCTGAGCGAATGAGTATTGCTGACAGAATAGAGGCAGTGCTTTCCACGTCAGCAGTGCCTTTTTATGATGTGCCGCCCGATTTTGGACGCAATGACCCGCCGCAAAGCTATATCATCTATGAATACGGCTCGGGCAAAGGCTACAGCTATGGTGATGGTAAGGCAGAGCTGATACAGTACCTTGTCACGCTCAATGTGTTCACTCCAAAGCCTGACTTTGCGTTATACGAGCGACTACGCTCGGCAATGGAAGCGGCAGGCTTCGGATATGACAGTGAGCAGCGCGTTTTTGATGACGCGTTTTATCCTGTCGGTACGCATTACTGCCTTGATTTTTCGGGGGTGCAGGAACGTTGAGCGATGACTTTCTGCAGTTCGAGGGTTTTCAGGCGGAGATATCAGCAATGATAGACAGCCTTAATCATTCGGTGAGGATCGTGGATGAAACTGCCGCGCAAGCCGTTGACGAAGCAGCTCAGCTGATAGCTGACGAGCAGCGAAGATTGCTTGGAAAAGCAAGCTTCAAACGCGACAGGCAAAGCCACGATTACAACAACATCAGCGGCGACCTTATACGGATATTCCGTGATAAAAGGTCTCGTGGCATAGTGTATAAGGTGCGTATCGGTTACGATGCAGAGACCCTGAAACGATATCCCGAGCTTTATGTGATAGAATTCGGACGTCCCGGCAAGTCGCCGCGGCATTCCAAGCCAAAGGACAAGCTTGGACGTAAAAAAGGCGAATTTCCTGCGCATATATCGCATATCCGCGCAGGCTTTTTTACAAAAAAAGAGGAGGCGGCAAAGCGCGTCCTCGAAAAATTATATGAAGCAGCCGCGCAGCGTTTTGGCGGCTGAGAAAGGATGATATATCATGTCAACACCTATCAAGGGCAGCTCGCCCATCAATGTAAAGCGCATGGTAATGTGGAAGCTTACAAGCGACGATTCTACAGGCACTGTCTACGATGCTACTGCGCACAAATTCGAAAATCAGCTGAACAGCTTCCGCTATACGCCAAGAATTCAGACGGCGGAGCAGTATGGTGACGGTGTCAAGGTCGAGGATTATGCAGCAAAGGACGGCGGCGATATCGAAAGCGTTATCCGCGCATTTTCCTCTGATGATGAGCAGTTCCTGTTCGGCGAAACAGCGACAACAAATGGTACTGTAATGTCGGGCAGCGACGATATCGTACCTTATGTCGCAGTGGCTGTCATGACGGAGCGCGCGGACGGTCTTGTTAATCTCTATAAGTTCCCTAAGGTCAAGTGGACTCCTCAGGGCGAGGACAACAAGCAGCGCGAGGGTACGACTGTTTCTTATGGCACAGCTGCTCTCAAGGGCATATATTCGCCGCTGCTGAGCAACCATAAGGACTGCTACAAGAAGCGTGGCCTTGACCCTAAGGAAGACAAGGACTTCATTGAGAACTGGTTTACCGAGGCGGCATTCAATGACGATGCTGCCGTAACGCCCTGATGAGCCTCGGGGAACTGCTCCCTCTTGAATACAGCTTTGATTTCGGCGGCGCACAACTGCATCTGCGCTATGATATGAATGCGCTGCTGAAATTAGAGCGCGAGGGGCTTGAATACAACGCCATACTTGGCGATACGGTCAAGGGTGTGACAGTGCTGCAATTCCTGCACGCAGGTTTGACGGAGGACATCGGTAAGGAGCGCGAGGTCGGAATTATTTCCGCGCTTGGCATAGATGAGGTCTGGGAACATTGCCGTTCAGCGGTGCTTCTGTCGCTGCCTGAATACGACCCTCTTGAGATACCTACGCCATCGCCAAAAAAGAGCAGCAAGCCTGATTATCGCAAACTGCACACTCTTATATGCGACGTAATGCGTAAACCTGAGGAGTTCTTCTGGAATTCGACACTGCGCGAGCTGCTGTCAAGATGGCTGGATTATGCGGTGGCCAAAGGTTACATGAAACCGCCTGAGCGTATGGAAATGTATGATACAGAGGGCATGGACTGAAATATGAACAGAGCCGAGGACTAGTGCCTCGGTTTTCTTGATATCTCAGCAAGGAGGGAGAATCGTGGCTGACGAGCTTATTACAAGCAGCAGAGCGTACAAATATGCGCAGTATGCGGCGCAGCCCGATAACCCGAAGATAGGGCGGTACGTCCGCAGGCAGGCACAGAAATGGCTTGATATCTGCGACGGAAAGGGCGAGGGCGCATACATTGATCTTAAGATGTTTCGCCAGATATCCAATATACTAAAGATAATCACACATCCCGACCTCAGAAAGTCGATGTATGAGGGGCTTGAGGACTATGCAATGTTGTTTATATTCGCGCTGTTCTGCACTATGAATGCGGACGGTGGCAGGTACTATACGACAGGTCTGCTTGAGATCGCACGAAAAAATTTCAAGACGTTTACTTCGGCGGTAATATTCATCATTGCGATGCTTACATCTCCGAGGTTTGCGCGGTTTTTCTCGGTTGCGCCAGACCTAAAGCTGTCGAGTGAGCTTAAGATCGCGTTGAAAAAGATCATCAAGTCCTCGCCTGCGCTGGAGAAGCATTTCAAAGTGCTGCGAAGCGAAATAAGGTGCGATATAACCGAGGCAGAATATGTGCCGCTTGCATACTCCGAGGATAAACTCGACGGTAAGCTTGCGCATATCTTCCTCGCGGACGAGGTAGGCGCGATGGGTGCGTACCCTGTGGAAGCGATGCGTTCCTCGCAGATAACACTTGATGATCCGCTTGGTATTCTGATATCCACGCAGTATCCGAACGACGACAATGGTCTGATAGATGAGATAGATTTTGCCAAAAAGCAGCTTGACGGCTTGTATGAGGGAATGGAGCGTATATTCGCGCTGCTGTTTGAGCCTGACGAGGAACTTATCAAGCACTGGGAGACCGACGATAATGTTATATACCAGGCTAATCCTGTGGCTGTTGCGAATGATAAGCTGTTTCAGAAGCTGGCAGAGAAACGCAATCTCGCTATCCTTTATGAGAACAGGCGCGAGAATTTCCTTTGTAAGCACTGCAATATCAAGTATCAGGGTCTTGGAACAGAGGGATTTATCGATGTAGTGAAGCTACGCGAGTGTGTTACGGATGAAGATCTGAACTTCTGGCGCGGCAGGCGCGTGTGGCTTGGGCTAGACCTGTCACTTACAGAGGATAATACCGCGATAGCTATGGTGACATATGATGATAATGAGCGCGTATATGCAAAGGTGTGGGGCTTTCTGCCTAATGACCGTGTAGAAATAAAGACCGCAAAGGAAAAGGTGGACTACAAGCGGCATATTGCGGCAGGAGAGTGTTTCGCGTGTGGCGACGAGGTCATTGACTACGGCTTTGTGGAGCGCTTTGCACTTTCGCTGGAAGAAACATACGGCGTTAGGGTAGTGCAGTGTGGTTTTGACCGATACAACGCTATTTCGACTGCACAGAAGCTTGAAAGCGACAGCAGACATCCTATGGAGTGCGTTGAGATAAAACAACACAGCTCGGTGCTTCATCCTGCAACAAAGCTGCTGAAAGAGAAGATACTCAGCGGCGAGTTCAGTTATGACCGCAACACACTGCTGGAGATAAACTTCCAGAACGCGCGGTGTCGCGAGGACACCAACCTCAATAAATACGTTGATAAGAAGCGCTCCGCAGGCAAAGTGGACATGGTAGTCGCAATTATCAACGCGCTTTTCCTCGCGCAGTTGGAGATGCTCAGCAAGAGCAGGAACTTTTTGGTGCAGTATTGACATCTGGTGGATTTGGTGGTATAATGAGGAAAATGTTTGGAGGTAATTACCATGAAAAAGTTGATATCTTTGTTGCTTTTGGCAATTTTTATGTTGAATTGTATTAATTTATCTGCGTTTGCTGCTATGTCACTTGAAAAGCCGATAGTCACTGTAACAGCAAAAAACACTTCTGCTACAGTGAAATGGGATGTTGTGGAAGGTGCCACCGTATACGCTGTTTATTATAAACAAAAAGGCGAAAGTAAATACACCAAATTAGCAACTACCAAAAAGCATAAGTATACAGTAAAAAACCTAGATTATGGCACTTACTATTTTTGTGTACGCGCTGTAGCAAAAAAGGATGGAAAAACTATAGCGATGGCAACATCATCTGTTGTCAAAGTTACTTTGAAAAATCCATACAAGCAGAAAACTATAGAAGAGTTCACAGAATATCTTAAAACAAAGTATTCGGTGCTTGAAACACCGCTAGGCAATATTAAAGTAAACTATGGCCACTATACCGATAATTCTGATTTGACCAACCATTCTTATATAGTTATTGATGGCGAAGCAAGAATAAATTATGTTTTTCCTTATGACTATTCACTCAGCTGTTGCTCGTTTACATCGTTTGACGGTCTACATAAGAAAGTCCAAAGAGGAACAATCACGCAAGAAGATTATGATATAGCACTCGGCGCAACGGCGTATTTGCAACAATGTATATATAAAGAAGCGAAGAAATATTTGAACGGCAAGAAAATTGAATGCAGCATGGCTATGTATGCAGAGGGTCATAATCGAGCAGGTCAGCCATATTTCAAATGGACTAATTATTCACCAAATGATTATTATTACGGCTATTTTGAAAATGCGCTTGCGGATAATATGATATGGAAGAGAGCGGAGAACGGCGGCGATTACTTTGTTACTCAAGCTCCTGATTATTACATAAATAAATATTTGGCGTACAAAAAATCTACAAAGTGACACAATGTAGCACCTTACACAAAAGTAGGGTGCTTTTTTATACCCTAAAATAAGGAGTTGAACAACATGGCAGACGAACAGCGCACGCTTACCGCGAATTTTACGGCGGATTCCAGCGGCTTTGCACACGGTGCGGACGAGGTCGTGCAGAAGCTCAAGGAACTCAATCAGGATCTTGAGCAGAACAAAGCGAAGGTCAAGGAACTTAACGCGACCATGCGCGAGTATCAGAAGGAGCTTGACCGCCTGAACCGCGAGACCAACAACGGCGAAAACGCCACTGAGGAGCAGACTGCGCGCATGCAGGAGCTGCGCGACAGCATCACGCAATGTGCAGTGGAGATAGGCACATATCAGGCGGCGCAAGGTCAGCTGCGCTCACAGATAAGTAGCGCCAACCGCGAACTCACAGAACAAAGGGAAGCTCTCGACGATACAAGCGAGGGCTTCTCTGCTTTTGCGGATGCTGCTTCGGGCGCGGTGGGGATAGTTAAGGACGGCATCGCTCTTGCACTGGAAAAGGCGCAGGAGCTTGACAGTGCTGTCGGTAAGCTGTCTGCGTCCATTGGCGCAAGCGCTGAGGAGACCGAGAAATACAAGAACGTTATTACAGAAGTGTACAGAGATAACTTCGGTGAAGATTTCTATGATGTTGCTGACTCTGTTGCGGCGGTTACGCGCAATCTCAAAGAGCTTGACGATACAGAGCTTAAAAAGATAACAGAGGGCGCGTTGACCTTGCGTGATGTGTTTGAATATGATGTCGATGAAACGACCAGAGCAGCAAAAGCGCTTGTAACAAACTTCGATATCAGCGCAAGCGAGGCTATGGATTACATCGCGTCGGGCGCACGGGGCGGTCTTGATTTCAGCGGCGAGCTGCTTGACAGCATCAGCGAGTATAGCGTGCAGTTCGCAAAAATGGGCCTTGGCGTATCTGATATGTTTGCAATCATGCAGGCAGGTGCAGATGAGGGTGCGTGGAATCTTGATAAAGTCGGCGATGCAATCAAAGAGTTGGCGATAACAGCTATTGACGGCTCTAAATCCACAAAAGAGGCATTTGAAATAATTGGGCTGCCTGCAAACGAAATAGCTGCACAGCTTGCCGAAGGTGGCGATGTTGCCTATGAAGCTTTTGTAAAAGTTATTGATGCACTTGAAGCTGTGGAAGACCCGTTGAAGCAGGATGCCGCAGGCGTTGCGTTAATGAAATCCATGTGGGAAGACCTCGGCGCAGATGTGGTGCTTTCTTTTAACGGCATCAAGGATGCAAGCTACGATGCTACAGGCGCTATGGAAGAGATGATGGGCGTTGCCTATGATGATACAGCAGCAAGCCTTGAACAGCTGCGCAGGGAACTTGAACTTGCTGTTGTGCCAATCGGAGAGAAACTGCTTCCTATGGCTCAGGAGTTCGTCAACGACATCAAGCCTGAGATACCTGCGATATCGGATGCTATAAAGGGCGTATTAGGCACTGTTGCAAATCTTATCAAGATATTGTGGGAGTCGAGAGATGCAGTTATTGCTGGCGTGGCAGCGTTCGGCACGTTTAAAACGGTCATCTCTATCGGCAACATTATCAGCGGAACAGTTACAGCTATAAAAGCACTCAAAGGTGCAACAGATGCAGCTACTGTATCACAGAAGTTGTTCAATGCAACTGCAGCGGCAAATCCTTATGTGCTTCTGGCATCTGCAATAGCTGCGGTAACCGCAGCGGTGGGTGCTTATGCGATTGCAAGCCGAGATGCCGCTGGAGAAATTGAACAAATCAATAATGTGCAGAGTGATTTGCACGAAAGTATGCAGCAGTCCGCTGAAAAAGCAAAAGAATATATAGAAGCCTGCGAAGATATAAAGAACGTTATACTTGAATATCAAAAACTGACAACAGCAGTTGATGATACTGAACAGGCAAATGAAGCTCTCTATGCATTGCAACAGGACATCATCGATCAGTATGGTATGCAAGCAGAAGGTATTGACCTTGTTAACGGAAAATACTCGGAACAGGTTACTATCCTCAACGACCTTTATGATAAGCATAAAGAGATGGCTGTTGCATCGGCTAAAGCTGCATTGATGACAGCCGAGCAAACTATGTACGGCGAATATACAATTGACAACGATGTTTGGGGTGCTATTAATGGAGAAAACGGTTATCTCAACAGTATGTTGTACGAAATGAATATATCTAAGCATGGAATACAGGGACATTCGACTAGTAAAATGGAGGGTACTAGCAGGTCGAGATATGAATTTTTCCTTGCTGCAGCTGAAGATTTTGCAGCTAACAAAATAGATAATTTTGGATATAAGGGTACCGAGTATTATAATTGGCTAGTTGAGATGGCACAAGTAAACTATGATGCTTGGCAGGAATATGAAGATGCAAAAAAACGATATGAGGAATTGACCGCATATCACAATCCTTCGACCACTCATTCTTCGAATGAATATTATGAGGAACTTGGTAAAGCAAAACTAGCTGAGTCCGAAAAGATTGCCGCTGCTGCAGCCAAAGCCGCCGAACTATCCAACGAAGAGAGCAAAAAGCAGTACGACACCGAAAAACAGCTTGCAGACGATCGGTACAGCGTGGGCGAAATATCCCAACAGGAGTATTACGACGCGCTCACCGAGCTTCGGGAGATATATCTTGAAGAGTATACGCACGATTGGTATACCGCCACAAAGGAGATACAATCGGTATACGCACAGCTCACAAAGGATATGGGCGACGCTACAGATGCTGCTGCTGAAAAAATTAAGGAAGGGCTGTCTGAGATATCGGATGCGTACAAGAAGCTGCTTGACGATATCGACCGAGAGCTTGAAGCACACGACCGTTCGCGCGAGGACGCGGAGTTCCAGAGTAAGGTGGATGCTGTTACTGCTCGGCTGAAATATGAGCAGCTTGACGAATTTTCGCGCAGGGAACTCGAAAAGGAACTGTCAGACCTCAACGCAGATTGGGGAGAGGTGAAATATCAGCGAAAAGCAGAAGATAAGCAGGATTTCCTTGAACAGGTCTATACGCAGTCACAGGGACTTATGAACAGTCTGCCTGCAGGTGTTGATGCACAGGCTTGGAGTACCGCTGTAAATGCTGCTTTCAGCGGAATGAGCGAGATGGTGATGACGGGGAATGCCAATCTGCCGCTCCCTACACAAACAAAAGTTTTCAATGTTACCGTACAGGCAACAGGAAAGACAACGGCACAGGTCGTAGAAGAGGTGCAGCGTGCTATTGCAAGCGGGGTGATATGATGCAGAGAATAACCTATACAAACAGTGTCAATGGACTTTCCTGTACATTTTCCAACGATACACCGCTGATGTTCCTTGAGAGCATCGACGGCTGTTCATGCGGAGCGCAGGATATAGTTGTAAAGCCGCTTGCTTTTGATGGTCAGCGGTTTTTGTCGTCCTCACTTAATGCAAGGACGGTGCAATTCACAGCACAGTTCGGCGGCATCGCAGACGGCAGATACAGCCGTGTTGAGGCAATGAAACGCTGGCAGGAGATACAGCGCGTGTTTATCCCTGGTAATATGGGAGTGCTTACATGGACAGATGGCACGAACAGCCGCTTTATTGAGTGCAGGACAGCAGAGATGCCAAATTATTCGCAGATGCTCCCGTTTTTGTTTCGTGTGTCGTTTTCGCTCACAGCGGACTATCCCTACTGGCAGGACAGCGTTGAGAATGTTGTAAGCTTTTCAGCGGCAACGGTCAGCTCTATTGTCACTAATGACTGCGGAATCGCAGTGCCATTTATCATTGAAGCAACTCCGAGCGCGGATATCATGCTGATATATAACCGCACTACCGACAAGCGAATCGCGTTCAGCAATACGATATCAGACACGATATACATTGATACGCGCGAATGTACTGTCAAGACTGCTTCGGGTGATTACTGCAATCATCTTCTGACGGTAGACAGCGAGTTCTTTAAGCTCATTCCCGGTGACAATGATATTGCATGGCTCGGAGTTCCCACGGCTGCAACGCTTAAATGGCGTAAGGCATATATGGCGATAGGATAAGATAAGGAGAGAAACTTATGGTACTTAATTTGTTCAGGCCGCCCGGAGATGGCGAAAAACTGATGGACTGTAAGCTTGGCGATATCTGCGATGCGGTATCGCTGGAATACGAGGAGTTTTTTTGCGGAGTGGGAACATTCACGCTTGAACTTCCGACAACGTCGGTGTTTCTCGACAAGATACAGCCGAATACGCTGATATACTCGCGCGAGGATGATGCCTGCTGGATCGTCAAGAACATCAAGGATGATATGCAGACAGTGACGATAACAGGATATGATCTCAATGGATTGCTGCTCGATAGGCTGACGATGGCAGCCGAAAACCCCGAGGCAGGCACAGAGGGCAAGGACGCAGTATCGGGTACTACAGAAGCTTGTGTCAAGCATTATGTGGAGTATAACCTGATATCTTCCGTTGTAGCGGAGCGCAATATACCGCGCCTTTCCTGTGCGGATGATGTGGGACGCGGCATAGTTGATGATAGCTATCTCGCGACGTATGCCACTGTGGATGATGTTGTGCGTACTATGTGTGAGGGTGCGAAGCTCGGTTATAGGATATCGCTCAATGCCAATGATTCTGCAACAGAACCATTGTTCATCTTTGATGTGATAGAGCAGACGTATCGGACGGCTGACCAGTCAGAGCGTGACAGAATGGTGTTTTCTGTCGGCAGAAAGAACATCAACGGCATGCAGCGTGAATTAGGTATAACTGCCGAAAAAAACGCTATATGGTGTGTTACTGGTGGTATTGACGGTTTTGTATATGATGCCGGTGAAATACCTGCATCATGGGATCGACGCGAGGAGTATCTGTCTTTATCAATAACAAATCCTTATAAAGTAGAGGAGATCAATGCGGCTGTGCAGAAAGAGCGAGCCGACAAGTTCGCGGAAACCGACAGCCTGACAGCGGATGCAGGGAATCCGCTTGACTATCGTGTGCGTTATAACCTTGGTGATATAGTTACAGTGTATGACTGTGACAAGGAATTACAGCTTAATACTCCGATATCGGCTGTTAAGGTAAAGAGAACGGCCACGGAACACTCGATAACCCTTATGTTTGGCGAAAGCAAGCCGAAACTGCTTGACAGTTACGCAAAGAAAAATCAGCTCGTATCACGGAATCAGAGGGAGTTTCCAGCGGCTACGCCTGTGACAGGCTCACATCTCACCGACTACGCACTTCTCTCCGACACCTCGGCACGCTGCAACGGCGTGACCTATGACATCGAAAAGGACAGCACGACGGGGCTTATCAACAAGATAACGGACAGCCTCGGCAACGTGCTTGTTCCTGAGATGTCCGATGGCGTGACGGAAGTTGAAACACACAATGCGGTGTTTTGGGCGGTTGCAATGGCAAGAGGCATTCACGGCATAGTCCCGCTCGTACTCTACGATAATGGTGACCTATGTGCTGATGCTTCGGGCGGTTGGGAAATAGTTGTGCGTCCGAATACATCATACGAGTATGAATTTCGCGATGATTGCATTTATCAAAAAACTAAGGGTTGGACAGGTACGATTAACTATAACTATCTTTTTGCTCAAACGATTAATGCGGTTGACTTAACGAATTACAGTGTGTTGCACATAACCTGTAAAAGTACTATTGACAAGTACTCCGATCTTATCCCAACGTTCGGCGTCAGCGCACACAAGCGTACCGAAAGCATATATTCGGCGAGTGACGATGTTGCAATAGAAATTGCTACCAGCGGAATAGGAAAAACATTCGACCTCGATATCTCCAAGGTTACGGGAGCGTGTTATATTTTCGTCAAAGTGGCTGAATATAACACGGTTTACACATATAAGATTTGGGCGGAATAAGGAGGCAAAAATGAAACTCAACACAAAAACTATCACTCTCACAGGCACAGAGCAGGAGATAAGGCTCAGCGGACAGAACTGCGACATCCGCAACGACGGCACGGACACGGTATACGCTTCGGGCGAGCCGAACATCACGGCAGGTGCGGACGGCGTTATGTCGTTACCAGCAGGACAGGCAGTGCAGATACGTGGTTTCGGAGGAGTCATGTATCTGCTGGGTACAGGTTCGGTGCAGATATGCGGTCACGATTTTCAGACTCCGGTTTTTAAGTGCGCCCCCGCAGGTGGGGGCAGCGGTACAACAGACCAGACAGCGCGCGATACCATCAACGCCCATGCCAACAACACGGACATCCACCTCACCGCAGAAAAAACTATTGAGGCGGCGGCTACTGCGATAAGCAACCCGAATTTGCTGATAAATCCTGATTTCAAGATTAATCAGAGAGGTCAGACGGAGTATGAGGCTAATGGGTATTCGGTTGATATGTGGTTCATAGGCGGCGGAGAAAAGGTAACTGTTGTAAGTGGCGGTTTAAAGGTGGAATGTACAAATACTATTGGCAGAGCATTTCGGCAAACGGTAGAAATTCCAGAGTATATGGTCGGACAGCCTTTTACACTCAGCGTTAACGTAGTTGAGAAAAGCGGTAGAGTTGTAGCAACTGTGAATGATGTTAATTCAGAAATCAGCGGAATTGGCATCCACAAATACACATTCACGCCTACCACAGCGGAATTGCAGATACAGCCTATCAGACCAGTGGATGTTGGAGCGTCGGCAACTGTCGCTTGGGCAAAACTAGAGTTCGGCTCAGTTGCAACTCCATTCACGCCACCCGACCCTGCAACAGAGCTGCTGAAGTGTCAGCGATACTTCGTACGCCTTGACAACGACAGCACGAGAAATTTTTCATACAACGGCAGCGGTTTTGTCGTGAGTGCCACACAGGTACAGGTCGTGTGCAGCCTGCCTGCACCTATGCGTCTGGCAGAACCTTCCGTGACCATGAGCGAAGCTCCGTGTACTGTTTTTACTGCGTCGAAAGGCATAAACAGCCTATACGAAACTACGATCGCCCAAGCAAGCGCCGCTGCAGGAAACGGCATAGTGGTACTGTTCACCATCGCTGACGGAGTAACAGGCGACCCCGCACAGCTTGTATTCAAGAATAAAGCGGGGCAGTATCTTGACTTCTCCGCCGAGCTTTAAGGAGGTGTGAGTTATGGAATACATCAACGATACATACAAGGTATACGTCAAGACCGATGAAAACAGCATCATCACCGCCGTAAACAGCTCCGCTTTTTTGCCTGATGTAATCATCAAGGCAGACAAGTGGACGGAGATAGACGAGGGCAGCGGCGACCGCTTCCACCATGCACAGGGCAATTATCTCCCCGAGGGACTTATGGACGAGCGTGGTTTGTACAACTACAAGCTGGTTGAGGGTGCGCCTGTGCCGCGCACAGACGAGGACAAGCAGACCGAAGTCGATAAGCTCAATGCAGCCGCCGAGATAGCAAAGCTTAAAGCACAGCTTGCCGCGACGGACTACATCGCCGCAAAGCTTGCCGAGGGCGCTGCTACTAAGGAAGAATACGCGGAGGAGCTTGCGCACCGCGCTTATTGGAGAAGCAGGATAAACGAGCTGGAGGCGCTGTATGGCTGAGCTTGACCTTGACATTATCCTCGAAGCAAACAGCGAGGCAAATAAAAGCTCTCTGAAAACAACACAGGAGGTGCAATCCAATGGATAGCGCAATTATAGTAGCAATTATATCAGCAGCGTCGTCTATTGCCGTTTCTGTCTTTTCGGCGGTAATGGCAGTATACGGTAAAAAGCACGCAAAGCTCCGCAAGGAGGAGATGGAGAAGTATGAGCGATGGGATGAGTTGCGACAGAATGTTGCGGCAGGAACTCAGTGTCTGCTCCGTGCAGAGATAATCCGCTCCCATGAAAAGTACATCGACAGAGGTTATTGCCCTGTTTATGCTAAAGAGAGCCTGACGCGCGAGTATCAGGCTTATCACAACTTAGGCGGCAACGATGTTGCTACGGCACTCTATGAGCAGCTTATGACGCTGCCCAACGAAAGGAGAATTGACAATGAAGAATAAGGTACTGAGAAAGCTTACATCAAGAAAGCTGTGGGTGTCCATCGCAGGTTTTGTCGCAGGACTTATAGTTGCTTTCGGAGGTGGTGAGGACACAGCGAACACTGTAAGTGGCTGCATCATGGCAGGCGCGGCAGTAGTTGGCTACGCTATCGGCGAGGGCTTTGCTGACGGTGCGAACAGTGGAAAGGGTGGCTGTGATGGCAGCGAAAGTTAAGTACGCAGGCGTGGATATGTCCTACTGCCAGACGAATGTTGACTACAAGGCACTCAAGGCAGGCAAAATCTGCGGCAAGCCTGTGAAATTCGCCATGCTCCGTTTCAGCTACGGCACATGGCAGGACACTGTCTTTGATACTCACTACAGGGGCTGCAAGGAAGCAGGTATTTATGTCGGGGTGTACCACTGGCTGAGAGCGCAGAACGTCGCTCAGGCGAGGGAAGAAGCGCAGTGGCTTGTGGACAAACTCAGGAATTACGACATTGATTATCCTGTTGCGCTTGATTTCGAGGACGAGAAACTTCTTGCGCTTGGTCTATCTAAGGCGCAGTACACCGCAATCGTCAATGCGTTCATGGATGTGCTTGTAAAAGCGAATTATTACGTTGTACTATACACCTATACAAACTGCCTTTTGCATTATCTGCAGGTGAGCGTGCGCACAAAGTACGACCTCTGGATAGCTGACTACACAGGAGTAGCAATAAATTACGGGCAGACCATGTGGCAGTACGGTATTGCTGGGCATCCTCAGTATGATACTAAGAATGTCAGAGCTGTTGACGGTGTTCCCGGGCAGTGCGATGTGAATTGGGCTTATGTAGGCTATGCTGCAAAAATACGTAAGCTCGGCAAGAACAAGCCTGTTATCAAGTACAAGGTCACTGGCACCAAGACAGTGACAAAGCAGGCGCTCGCACAGGCTCAGAGCCAGCTCAAGGCACTCGGGTTTGAGTTCAGCGTGGAGGAGACTTAATACATAATGATACCGCCCTCGGGACGTTTCGTGCGTTCTCGGGGGCGGTTTTTGTGTTTATAGAGCCGTTTTCAGCGCGATTTTTCGTGTTGCATTTCGTGTTGCATAAGTTGCTGGGACGAGGTTTTTTGCACTCTTTTTCAGGTTTTTGCACCAACATGAACGCATTTCAAAAACAAAGCAAAACCGCACTGTAAAGCCGTTTGTGGCAATAGTGCGGTTTTCGCGATATTGACGTTTGGCGGAGAGGAAGGGATTCGAACCCTTGTGGGGTTGCCCCCAAACGGTTTTCAAGACCGCCTCGTTATGACCACTTCGATACCTCTCCAAATAAGACCCCCACAGCTGAAATACTGAGGGGGTCTATTTATTGGAGCTGCTAATCGGAATCGAACCGATGACCTCATCCTTACCAAGGATGTGCTCTACCGACTGAGCCATAGCAGCATCACAACGTTGATATTATATCACATCGCAAAAGTTTTGTCAAGCACTTTTTACAAAAAATAATTAACTTTCTCTTTTTTGCAGCAGCGTCTTGTAATTTAATAACACTTGTGCTACAATATATCCTGTAGAATTATGCAAGAAAGGGTACATACTATGACACCACATGATTATAAGGTAATATCCATACAGGGTGAGTATGCCACGCTCCGTGATATCGACAGCGGGGATGAGCTTTTCATCTCGCTGTTTCTGCTGCCTGACGGCACTGATATCGGCACACAGCTTCATTATGAGGATCTCACCTATGAGATCACAGGATAAGGGGTGATAGTATGCCTCTTATGCTTCTGGTCGTAGCTTGCTACACGATATGCTCGCTTAGCGACAAATATGCCGTTGCAAAGCTGAAATTCGACGGAAATACACTGACCTTTCTCATGGCGGCCGCGACCTCGCTGCTGATGCTGTTTTATCTTCCGTTTGACAGCAGGATATTTACGATGTCCTGGCAGAGCTTCGCTGTGATAGCTTTTATGGCGACCTCAAAAATGCTGGAGTTTCAGCTTGCCGCCATCATACTTAAAGAGATGTCGGCGTTTGAGCTGAAAGCGTGGCTCGGAGTAACAGTGTTCCTGTCCTATGCGACCGACCTTGTCAGCGGCACTGAGCAGTTTGGTATCAGTACAGCGTGGAAGACAGGCTTTATTGCGCTGTCTGCTGTCGGCTTGTTTATGATAGCGCGCTCAGGCGGCAAGAAGATAGATTACAAGAAGATATTGCTGCCGCTTATCGGATATCTGCTTGCAAAGTACGGCTACGGACTGGTCGTCAACCTCTTTTGCAGCGAAAAGGGAAGCTGCTACATCTCGGCAACGCTTGCGCTGTTTATCGCGCTCGTGCTGCTTGCCGTAGTGCTTGCGCCAAAGGTGCATCCCATAAAGCTGTTCAGGGAGAAAACAGGCGGCGCGATGTTCGTGTCCCTCACAAAGATACCGAATGTTATCGGACTTGTGTGCGAAAATATCGTGGCAACTCAGAGCATGGCGAATTATTCGTTTATACAGCCTATGATACTTGTTGCGCTGTTCTTTATCGGCGTAATAAAGCGCGAGGAGTGTACAAAACTCAATATAATCGGCGGTATCATCTGCATCATAGGTATACTCGGTTTTCAGCTTGTGTGA